TCAAATTTCAATCTAATTTTCAACGTAATAGACGAGGCTATGCAAAGGCTTTGGGGGGTGGGCAACAACAATAAAACACTCACACACATTCTAACCCTATTTTTGAAACTATGTAACAACTTTCTTTTTATTATTAATTTTTCTTTCTAATAGGGATATTCTCTAGAGATACTATCTCTATTATATTCTCTATTATATAGAATAAATATAATCAAATAAATGAATTATGCAAGGTTTTTATTTTTGAAAATTTTTTTCTATATTAAGATATGGACATTAAAACAATAAAAGGCGTAGAGAATTATTTATACGATGATGACATTGAGTTTCGTGCTTTTAATCCTGGAAAAAAGATTATTGGTAATTGGAGAGAGGGTGCATCAGGTGATTGGGTGTATACTGATGACATGTATGTGCTTCAAATCATTAAACGTAGTGGTCTTAAGCATCCAGACTACAAAAAACCAAGAAATGTTGTTTTGACTGTGTGTGGTTCTTATATTGTAGAACAAAAGACACACCAAATTTTAGGAGAACACGGAGTTGCAGAGAACATATTTACATTTTCGGGCAATTATAAAGCTGTTTATGAGCGTTCAAAGGAAAGAAAGCTAAATAATCGTGAATTTCTTTTCGCAAGATACGTTGCAGCAGGTGAAGATACGATTTCAGCGTATAAAAAAGCGTATCCAAAGGCAAAAGATGAAAATTATATCAAAAAGAAAACGAATGTTTTATTAAATAAAGAGGAAGTAAGAACAATGGTTAAAGAGGAAATCAAAAAGATACTTGCCGATGAAGGCATTTCACCTGAATGGATTGTTGGGAAGTATAAAGACATTGCGGAACTATCAGATAGGGATACTGATAAATTACGTTCTCTAGAGGCTCTCGCTAAAATGTCTGGATTATTCGATACAGAGAGAAAACAAGAGCAATTAACAGTATTTCAAGGTTTTACACCAGAGCAAATGGAGGCATTAGGTGGAAAAGGTGAAACAAAGCTTATCGCACATAAAGAAAAAGACGAAGATTAAAGACCCTTGTCCTGTATGTGATAGAGATTTATATCATAATGAGCATTATTCCAAGAGAATTGGATTATTTGATGTAAATACTCCTGACCACAACGTAATTGGGTGGGCATGTCCTAAATGCAACTCGGAATTTGATAATAAAGATAATATTATGTATATTTACGGCGAAGATTTTGATGCAGGAAAGGCATAAATGGCAGAATTAAAAAGAAATGAACTTATAAATCAAATAGCTATGGAGCTTGCTTCACCAGCATTTAGTGCCGAATATACTAATGTTAAAGATGCTCCAAGTGCTCAAAGCGGTTTTAAAGAAGAAAAATTTCCCATACAAAATTTTATTAGAAAGATATTGGGAAAGCATCCAAAATATTCAAAAAGCTGGGAACTTACTGATGAATTTAGTGAAAGTGATTGGTATAAAGAAAATGCCCTTCCTACAACTATGATGATTGATGGTTTGGTTGAGGGATTTACAAATGAACAAATAAATAAATCAAACAATGTTGAAACTGGTTCTATTGTGGATGATTATTTTACATTTAGCAAAAATCTTAATATTGACCCGCTTAATATACCTCAAACTGAATTACTTGAAGAGTCGGGATACCCAAAAGGTTATTATGGAAAATATACAGCTAAAAGTAATCGTCACGAAAAAGAATGGGAAATTAAAGATGGAAGGCGTAAAAATATTAAAGATGATATAGTAGAAACCGATTTGTATGCAAATTTATTTTATGACTCTGTTGATGATATTTTATCTACTATACTTCCAGAAGTAAAAGTTACAGCAAAAGCGCATGATGCAATTAATAGTAAAATTATGGCTAATAATATAAGGAGCAAATAAAATGACAAAGAAAAATAAAAATAATAATTTTGGATGGAAGCAAAGTAATGCTTTAAATAGAAAAGATAACAAACCAATTTTACATCGTTTTGATTTTAATAAAGTTAAAAATATATCCAATTCTTCTTCATCATCATCTTCCTTAAAAGGAGGTTCAATAACGCCTAAAGAAACATTGGTTAGAAAAAAATAATGGAAATAATTTATGAATATATAGCCACGAATGAAGAAAAACTCTTTCCCTCTTTACCCCAACGTGCTCTTAGTATCACTATATACCCTTCTTTGTTTGTGGCTAGTTATTCAAAAATAGCAAAATGGAATAAATATGGCAAATAATAATGATACAAATGTATTATTAGATAGTCTTCTTAGAGTTGCTTCTGACCAATGGAATGTAAATATTGATGATATAAATGAGCTTATGTCTAAAGTATCGTTTCATGAAAGTAAAAATGTTGTTGATGCTATTCAAGGTGGAGATGTTAAAAAAAAAGGTAGAGGATTATATCAATATGAAACAGGTTCTGGACAGGGAGCTAATACTGCAATTAATAGATTAAAAAGCTTACTTGGCTACACACCATCTTTTATTGAAGGATTAAAAGATATAAATTATGATATAAGTGGATTAAATAAAAACGAACAATCAATATTATTTTTGGCTGACAAGTTAAAAAATCCAGCTAAAGCATCTAATCTTGGTTTAATTAAAGGAAAGGGTGATTTATCTGATGATGAAATTGCAAATTTTTGGGTTGATTATCATTGGGCTGGACATGAAGGGGATATGAAAAAAAGAAACTTGCAAAAAAATAAATTTATATTGGATTTAAACGAAGGATATAGAAAAAACTTATTAAATAAATAAGGAGGATAATAAAAAATTATGTATGGAAAAAAGAAAAAATACCCAATGGGTGGAAAATTAAAAGGAATGTCTCACGATAATGGAGGAATACCAATTGAAGTTGAAGGTGGTGAATATATAATTAAAAAAGATTCTGTTAATAATAAAACTGAGCCTACTTTAGAATATATTAATAATAATGGTGATATTCCTACATCAAATTCTATGAATAGAAGCGAAGTATCTTATATGGGAGGTGGCATGGTAAAGCCTATGTATGAAGATGGTGGTAAAATATCTCCTAAAGATAAAAAAACATTAAAAAAACATAGTAAGCATCATTCTAAAAAACATATGAATGAAATGAAAAAAGATATAATGAAAGGTGATTCTTTTTCTAAATCACACAATAAAGCATTAAAGAAAGTAGGTAAATAATGTCTTTATATGAAAATATTAATAAAAGAAAAAAAGCAGGAACAAGTAGGTCTAAAAAAAAATCTACTATATCTGCAAAAAATTATGCTAACATGAAAGCAGGATTTCCTAATAAGGATGCAAGAAAAAGAAGTAAAAAATCATGAAAGTAAAAGACGCAAGGTTGAGGACTCAATCTTATCGCGATGGTGGTAAGACTGCCGCATGGCAACGTAAAGAAGGTAAGAATCCTAGTGGTGGATTAAATGCTAAAGGTAGAGCTTCTTATACAGAGGGAACTTTAAAAGCTCCCGTCACACAAAAAAACCCCAAAGGTAAAGCAAAAGCTAGGAAAAAATCATTTTGTGCTCGTATGAAAGGTATGCGTAAACGTCAAAAACCAAGCAACAATACAGGTAAAGATAGATTATCACTGTCATTAAAAAAATGGAACTGCTAATATATGGCAAATTTAAATCTTAATGGGAATGTATCGCAAAATGAAAAAGTTCTTGAGATGGCATATAATGACCTTATTGTATTTGGTAAATTATTTTCACCTCAAGATTTTTTGGCTTCAGCGACTCCTGAATTCCATAATATAGTAGGTAAAAAGCTTTTAGATAAAGAAAATCAACAATTGGCTCTTGTATTGCCTCGTGACCACGCAAAGTCGACCTTAGCAGCAACGGCTGTCTTACATCGGTTTTTATTTGCGAATAAAGAAAGCCCAGAATTTATCGCTTGGGTTGGCGAGGCTCAAGACCAAGCAACAGATAACCTTAATTGGATTTCAAATCATATATATTCAAATCCAGCAATTCATTATTATTTTGGTGACCTTCAAGGTGAAAAATGGACTAAGACTGAAATTGTATTAAAAAACAACTGTAGAATGATTGCTAAAGGTACAGCTCAAAGATTGCGTGGTAAAAAACAATTATCTACAAGATATACTGGAATTATACTTGATGACTTTGAATCAGAGTTAAATACAAAAACTCCTGAAGCAAGATTGCAAATTAAGAACTGGGTTACAGCGGCAGTATATCCAGCTATTGATTTTGATAAAGGTGGATTTTTATGGTGTAATGGTACTATTGTTCATTATGATTCATTTTTAAATGGTCTTGTTAAAAATCATAAAGAAGCTATGCATAATGGAGAAGATTATTCTTGGGATATTACAACATATAAAGCAATACTCGATGATGGTACTCCGTTGTGGCCTTCGAGATGGCCTCTTAAAAAATTAGAAGAAAGAAAGCAATTTTACATAGATTCAGGTACTCCTTCAAAGTTTTATCAAGAATATATGAATCAAGCTAAATCTCCTGAAGACCAAATATTTAGTGAAGAAGATATAACTGATAATTTGTATAAAGGTAATATTAAATTTAATGAAGAAAGAAATTCATGGTATTTAAAGTTAGATGATGGAAGAACAGAATATATTAATATTTATATTGGGGTTGACCCAGCATCAACACTTAGCACGAAAAATGATTATAGTGTTATTATGGTTATTGGGGTTACTGCTGATTACGACTATTATATTATTGAATATTGGAGGCAAAGGGTGTTACCCATGGACTGCGCAGATGAGATATTTAAAATCGCAGAAAGATATAGTCCGATTAAAAGAATAAACATTGAAACAATATCATATCAAGAAATGTTAAGAGATTACATACATAAGAAAAGTAAAAGAGAAGGAAAATTTTTACCTGGTATTGAACAGGGAATAAAAGGCTATGGTAATCAAAAAAAGAAAGATAGATTATTTGAAGGTCTTCAACCAATGTTTAAAGCTGGAGCAGTTCATCTAAAAAAGAATATGCACGAATTTATTGGTGAATTACTTGATTTTCCTAAAGGAACTCATGATGATACTATTGATGCATTTTGGTTGTCAACTCAATTTGCAAAAGGCAGTAAATCGGCAAGTAAAATTAAAAGAATTAAAAATAATAAAAATGAATGGGAAAAGCCTAGAAAAACCTATAATTGGATTACAGGAGCAAGGACTTGATTTGCATAGTAAAATTATTATATATTACGAGTTATGATAGAGAAAGATAAAAGAGCAGAATATACTCAGGAATTATGGAAAAGATGGCATGACGCTAGAAAAGAGTGGGAAGACCATGCTCGCGAAGATATTGATTTTTATTTAGGGAATCATTTTAGTGAAAGTGAATCTGAAGAATTACAAGCAAGAAATCAATCAAATATACCTCTTGATAGAATATATT